TAAGAAAGTATATTTCTATATAACTTAAAGATTTTTCAATGAACGTAACGAACTCGACACGTGTCGAGCCCACTACATCAGATTATAAGCCAATTTATGCTTCAATCGGAGATCTGGTGGAGTCAATCGCAAAACAAAGTGTTTCACATATTGCCACACAAGATGACCGTCTATACAAAATTAACTTATCGCTTATTTGGGTTGTTACAGCACGTCTGTCAAAAAATGAATTCATCCATAACAGGAATGCGATTTTTATTCACAAACTTGTCATGTCTTTCAAAAAGACAGCCGACTGTATCAATAAATACATCACCTATGCACCCAGGCCCGTAACACTATTAGATATTCAGCAATCTGCAGATCATAATGATGAGCAAACTTTTGTTAAATACCATATAGATGCGTACCTGTGTAAGTGCTTCGGCGACTCTATCTTGCCGAAAGAGCCCAATTTTCTTATCCGTCCTTTATTCTACGGAATCGTTAAAGATTATGTAAATAAATGGTTGGTTAAGCGAGACCTTAATTTCTTCTATTCCCTTCAAAAAGGAACAAAGAAGATTTGGCCTGCATTGGGTCCTTGGAAACTCCTAAAGGCTTGTGAAACTCACGCCTTAGATTTAAGCTCCACCCGATCCGCTATGGATCAGGATTTACTCGACGAGATTGGAGTTGTAACCCTTTTGTTATATTCTAATATCCGAACTGATGAGTGCCAGAAATTGATACCTTCTGGTAGTTCATGTATTCAGGCTACTAGAAAACAAGGAGGAAATCTAAGCTTATTCCCCCAGCTTGATCTAGACAGTGTTGACTCCCAATCCCATACTGAGAATTTATCGGCTATTGGCGTTTTACGCTATACCAATAATCTCGTGGCTGATTGGCGACAAGATACTCTAGATCAATCCCTAATAAAATTAAAAGAATCTTTGGATTTATACCGTACTGATGTCGAGCTCGATCCCTATGTTCCTTGGCAAAAGAATGTTGTAGTGGCTTTACCTGAACCTGGTAAGTTTCGGCTTATTTCTAAAGGGGATGGTTATCTTTATACTCCACTACAACCTCTTCAATCTGCTCTGCTAGGACGTTGGAAGTCCTCTCGTTATTCCACCATGCTCGATCAGAATCTCTCTGAGACTCTGAGTTCCTTGCTTGTTGGTTACGATAACTTCCACTGGGGCGAGGAGCTCGTTTGGAACTCTGGCGATTTCGAGAAGTCTACCGATAAACAAAAGAAGGAATCTACCTTTGCTGTTTTGAGGTCGTTGCAGAAATGTAATGCTCCACTCCTTGATCTTGCTAATCTTTCGTTCCAACCAACACTTATGGAGTATCCCTCTTACACTTGTGAAGATGGTTCCTCCTTTCGGCTGTTGGATGACATTATTGCTAAGGAAGGTCAACTTATGGGACATCCTCTAAGTTTTCCTATCCTCTGCACCGTTAATCTTTCTGTCTACCGCCTAGCTGTTAAACGTTGGGGGCAGGTTTCGGGTAAGGGAAGATATTTTATGGCTCAATTCCTTTTGGATAAGGTTATCATCAATGGTGATGATATACTCTTTTTTGGGCCCCGCTCCCTTTTGCCATTCTTCGATGAAATTGCTATATCTGTCGGCTTCATCAAGTCTGTTGGTAAGAACTATGTTTCTTCCGACATGCTTATGATTAACTCCCAGGTATTTAGGGTCTTTGGCTCTAGGGTTGTCCGTTATGGCTATCTTAACCTTAACCTTATCTATGGCAATAATATTAAGAAGAGTTCGGTCGACAAAGAAACTAAAATAACGGGTGTTAATTTAGGTGGAGAGCTCTCTAAGATGTTTCTCCTATGTAAGTGGACTCAGTCCTGTCTTCCTTTCGCTCTTCAGCATATTACTAAGGACGACTCTTTTCGTGTCATTCGTAAGTTTGTCCACACGAAATCAGGGGCTGTTATCAGGGTTGATAAACCTTTCATCCCTAACTGGTTCCTTCCTATCCACCTCGGTGGTTTTGGGGTGGATCCTTCTCTTTCACCTGGTCCAGTTGTTCTAACTGCTGATCAACGGAGAGTTGCCACTTACTTTATTATAAATCCTAAGGAGTCCCTCTATCTTTCCTCTGGTATAAAGATACCCACTTGGCTTGCTCCCAATTCTGTCCTTCGCGTTGTCCTCCTAAGTGAGGAGGAGTCTATGGCCCCTAAACGTCAGGGTTTTTCGGAATTGGTTCCACTTGCTAATCTTGAGGACTCCTGGCTTCAACGTCTTTCCTACATCGCTAGAATTACTGGGAATTTTGATGAGGGTAAACGCCCCCGTGCTAATCGCAAGATTGGTGCGGATCACCCCAAATTTTCCGATGTAATCTATGACTCTGAAACCATTTTTTCTTTTTCCAAGCCTTTATTTTATGCTGTGCCCACTATTCCTTGTCCTCCGCTACCTTACCTTAGGTTACCTAAGACAGATTTTCTGTCTAATCGCTTCTGGAAAGCCTTTGACTCTTCGGAGTTTCTCCCTAGAGGTCGGATTGCTCCACTTAAGCGGTTACGCGATTCTCAGCATGAGATTGAATCGCTTGAGGATGAAAACTGGATTAGTGCTTATCGTCTCGTCCAACAATTTAAATCGGGTAATCCAAACCGGTTGACTTTGTCGGAAGTGGCTCCTTACGCTAAAAAATACCTAAAAATGTCTTTTGTAAAATTATTACCACCTGTTGTTAATAAAAATTAATATCCCCATACTTACCCCTGTCCTTGAATGACATTAAACTTACCACGTCTTCGTTTGACGTTAAACCTCTTTTCTGTCTTGGATTCGACGTAAAAAGGTCCCTTTGCCCTGCTGGATTGGCCGTTGTCGGTTACCCATGAAGGACTTGTGGATGGTAAACTGCGAATTGTAGCACCACTTGAATCCTGACAACAAGGGATATTCCTTTATGGTGATCTAATTTGTAATTCCGCTTCGTGTGCTATTCCAACGTCCATGGTCCGACGTTAAACTACCAGACTTTCTGTACTAGTACCATCACTCATGCTCGGTCCCTCGCCTAGTAGTGTCTTATGACGCAAACGGATGAACATCGGGTGGTTGCCTGTCCATTGGTTTTATATCACACAGGTGTTTGATCGGAATGTACCATTGTCTTATGGGGTTGTAAGGATTAATAGACCAAAACTATTATTTTAGTGCTAATCAAAATGCCAAGAGACTGCACGGCTCTTCCAATACTCTAGGTCCCCCGAGTCCTACCAGATCTGACGGAAAAGTCTTGTACTGAATACTTCAGATTTGGATTCATGGTTAGGGTTAGTTCCGAAAGGGGTTTCCTTATGATGTACAGTCCCTCTGCATGCGGAGGCATCCCATACACGCATGATGCACGGTGTGGCAAAATCTAAAAGGAATGGTTCTGGAAAATCCACGAAAATCCAAACTAAATTGCTGCGAAGATTGAGATCTGTCGGTAGAAAGCCTATTACTAAAGGGAAGAAACCTCGTCCCTTCCGTAGTGAGTTTGCTCCGGCTGTCAGTTCTACAATCACCGAGACGATGATGCCACGTTTTAGTGGCAGCGGCGTTTCCTCTGATAGAGTCTGTATATCTCATCGTGAACTGGTTACTAGTTACAATGTCCTTGGTAATAAACCTAATTTTCAGGTTGGTACTACTTTATCAATAAATCCTGGGTTAGTCGCTTCTTTTCCATGGCTTGCTTCTCAGGCACAAGGTTGGGAGAAATATCGTTTTAAACGGTTATCCTTTCACTTTGTGACCAGATCTGGTACTAGTAACCCTGGTGTTGTTATTATGGCGCCAGATTACGATGCTTCCGATCCTGCACCTGTTAATGAACTCCTCCTTACTTCTAAAAAGGGTTGTAAGGAAGCTGCCCAATGGCAAACATTTATGATCGAGTTGGACAAAAAACTTCTTGGCCGTGAATGTTTTGTTCGAGTTGGAAATCTTGGTTTTAATCAAGATGTTAAACTCTATGATATCGGCAATCTTTATGTTGGAGATGTCGGTACTACACAGGTTGCAGGTGCAATTCTTGGGAGTATTTGGGCGGACTATGAAGTTGAGTTGATTCAACCTGACATTTCTAATGTCATTTCATCTTTAGGTTCCGGAACTTACTGCAGTCAGAATAGTGGTCAGGGTGCCATTTCGGATACAAATCCTTTTGGTGCCCCGGCCAGTTGGACGACTTATGGTATTCAGGCCTATACTCCTTCACTTAACACTGCTACGCAGCTAACATTTAAGGGTCTCATCCCTGGTGTTCAGTATATGTTTAGCTATGGTGTTGCTATGGTCCCCGTTGCTAATAGCGCCTATTCAACGGCTGTTTCCAATACTCCTTGGGGTGTTACGCCTTCTTTTGGTGTTGCTCCGGGTTACAACATTCACAATACTCCTCCAACCGCTACGATAAATAATTATCTCTCCTGGTCTGCGACATTCGATGCTACTTGTAACATTGGATTTGTTGCTCAGAATAGTATTGTGACCTTTTCCTACGCTTCTTCTTCAGTTGGCTCCTGGGGTAATATTTACTTCAGCTTGATTCCCGTTCCTTCGGGATTCCAACCCAACTAGTTGCGATTTATGAGTGACCTTTCTTTAGGTTTAAATTAACATCCT